ACGCGGAAAACCCGACTAAATCCTTGCTGGGACAATAGATGGCAAACTCTGTAGCAGAACAAATCATTCGCCGGTACGACAAGCTGGACGGTGGTCTGGGTACGTGGCGCTCCCATTGGGAAGAAGTAGCTGACAGAGTTCTGCCGCGCTACGCATCTACTATGACGGCTGGTGCTGGAGATAGTCAGACACGAGGCGAAAAGCGCACAGAGAAGATGTTCGATAGTACAGCAGCACTTGGCCTTGAGCGGTTTGCTGCTGCAATGGAAAGTATGCTGACACCGCGCAATCAGCAGTGGCACAGGCTTACTACATCTGATCCGTATCTAAACAGAGACCGAGAAACAAAGCTGTGGTTTGAAGAGGCTACGCGGGTTCTGTTTAAGCATCGTTATGCCCCTAAAGCAAACTACGCTAGTCAGCAGCACGAAGCCTATATGGGTCTTGGTGCATTTGGCACAGCGGCAATTCTGACAGAGAGAAATGAAAAGGGCGGAGGGCTTCGCTACCGTGCGCTTAATTTGCGTGAGGTTGTGTTTGATATGTCCTCTCAGGGCATCGTTGATACTGTGTATCGAAAGTATACCCTCAAGGCCCGCCAAGTCTCTCAGAGAGTTGACAGTGGGTTCTTCACCAACGCGCCGGATACCATCGCGAAGGACATGAAGGAAAACCCAGACAAAGAATACAGCATTATTCATTGTGTTAAGCCGCGTGAAGAAGCCTATGGAACAGGTCGCATAGACTCCAAGGGTATGCCGTTTGCCTCGTACTATGTTCTGGTAAACGAAAAAGAGATTTTGTTTGAGGGCGGCTACAACACATTCCCCTATGCCATCAGTCGGTATGTTACTGGACCCGGTGAAATCTACGGACGTTCACCCGCAATGATGGCCCTGCCCTCGATCAAGGTCTTGAACGAGCAGAAGAAGACAATGCTCAAGCAGGGGCATAGAGTTGTTGATCCGGTTCTGTTGACCCATGATGACGGCATTATTGATACATTCTCTCTGACCCCCGGCGCTATCAATGCTGGTGGTGTGAACGCTTCCGGCCAGCGTCTTGTGCATGAGTTGCCGACTGGCAATCTCGCGGCTGGTCAAGAGCTTATGGACATGGAGCGTAGCGTTATCAACGACGCCTTCCTTGTCAGCTTGTTTCAGATTCTTGTTGAAAGCCCAGCGATGACAGCAACGGAAGTGCTGGAGCGCGCCCGAGAGAAGGGTGCGTTGCTGTCACCGACGATGGGTCGTCAGCAGAGCGAGATGCTGGGACCAATGATCGAGCGTGAAGTCGATCTGCTAATGCGTCAGGAGATGTTTCCGCCTCTGCCGCCAGCTTTGATTGAGGCCGAGGGCGAGTTTGAGATCGAGTATGATAGTCCGCTGACACGCTCACAGCGTGCAGAAGAGGCCGCTGGTTGGCTTCGTACACTAGAGGCAGCTATTGCGTACTCCAACACCACTCAGGACTTGAGTGCGCTAGATCACTTTAATGTAGATGTAATCTATCCTGCACTGGCTGAAATCAATGCTGTTCCAACGTCTTGGATGAACAGCGCAGAAGCCGTGCAAGCAGCCCGTGAGCAGCGCGCGCAACAGTCTGAGATGCAGCAGATGGTTGAAGCTGCCCCAGCGGCGGCTGGAGTTATGAAGGCGTTGCAATAATGCCAGAGGCAAGTGATTCCGAAAAGTTCCTGACTGAGCGCAAGCGCAACTATCAAGGAGCGTTTAAGGGAGTTGCAGGCAGCTTAGTGCTAGATGATTTAGCTAAGTTCTGCCGCGCAGATGAAAGCACGTTCCATACTGATCCTCGCGTTGAGGGAGTAATGCAGGGGCGTCGGGAAGTTTGGTTGCGTATCTCCAAACATCTCAATCTTACACCACAAGAACTAATGAGACATTTCAACCCAACAGGAGTCTAATACCAATGACCGAAGAAACCGGGTCCGTAGAAGCGGGCAACCCTGCACCTGACGCAGGTGAAGTAGCAGCAGTTGAAGCCGCGCCTGTATCAGCACCGGCATCAGAGGCCGAACCGGCCTCTCAAGATTGGTTAAGTTCGATTGAAAATACAGAATTGCGTACCCTAGCCGAAACAAAAGGCTGGGATAAAGGTGGACCAGAGAGCGTCCTATCCAGCTATCACAACCTAGAGAAACTGTTCGGTGCCGACAAAGCGGGCCGAGCCGTAGTGCTTCCAGCGCCTGACGCAGACGAAGCAGCAATGAGCGAGTTCTACAACAAGCTAGGCCGACCAGATAAGGCGGACGGCTATGATTTGCCAGTGCCAGAGGGGCAAGATGGTCAAATGGCCGAGTGGGCCAGCGGCGTGTTTCACGAAGCAGGACTAACCGCCAGACAGGCCAAGATTGTCTCTGAGAAGTGGAACGACCATGTAGGTTCGCTTCAACAGGATGGAGAGGCGCAGAACACACAAACGGCTCAGGACGCAGAAGCTGAACTGAAACGTGAGTGGGGCGCAGCTTATGACCAGAAAGTTGTAGGTATCAACCAAGCCGCCACAGCCCTAAACATGACTGAGGAGCATCTTTCGGGCCTGCGTAGTGCAATGGGACCGGCTGCGGCCATGAGGTTTGTCGATGGCCTAGCAGGAAAGATGGGAGAGGCTCCAAACGATACTGGTGGCTTCAGCGAAGGAGTAGCACTAACTCCGTCTTCAGCAGCTTCTGAACTAAGCAAACTGAGCTTGGACAAAGAGTTTATGGATGCTTGGATGAACAAGAACCACCCAGCACATAACTGGGCTATGGACAAAAAGCAGCGTCTCGCAAAAATGGTAGACGGTGTTGGTGCATAATTTAACTATTGCGCCAATACAACTACTGTGACATATTTAACGTAAGCGCACCAATAGGTGTCGAACAGGCGCACCCGTCGATAACCCGTAGGCCGACATATTCGCTCCTTAGTAGTGTGGCCCCGATTTTCGGATAAGCCCGTCTTGCTTTTGTTTTAACGGACAAATGGAGGGCTATCCCAATGTCCAACGAAATCATGAATTGGTCAGTAATTGACTACAAGTCTACAGTGGACCATCTGCTTCAGCAGAAGGGTTCCAAGTTCCGCATGTGCGTCATGGAAGAGAGCTTCCAAGGCAAATCAGGCGTTCCAATCAATCAGGTTGGTGCTGTTACCGCTCAGAAGCGCACGACTCGCCACGCTGATACGCCGCTTATTGAAACCCCTATGGATCGCCGTTGGGTATACCCGACCGATTACGAATGGGCTGATCTGATCGACGATCAGGACAAGCTGCGTATTATCGCTGACCCGACCTCGCCTTATGCCATTAACGGCGCATATGCACTTGGTCGCGCGATGGATGATGAAGTAATTGCAGCTTTCACAGGCACCGCAAAAACCGGCGAAGACGGCGGCACATCTACTGCTCTCCCAGCAGCACAGACTGCCGCAACAACCGCTGGTGGCATGACCATCGCAAAGTTGCGTGAAGCTATGCAGCTTCTCATGGCTGCGGAAGTTGATGTAGACAACGAGGAACTGTATTGCGCTATCGGCGCACAGCAGCATGACGATCTTCTGGGACAGACTCAGGCCGTCAGCCTTGATTACACCAACAAGCCCGTCTTGGTTGACGGACGCATTAAGGCCTTCATGGGCTTTAACTTTGTTGACAGCCAGCGCCTTGCCCTTTCCGGTACGGATCGAACTGCTGTTTGTTGGGCCAAGTCCGGCGTAACTCTTGGTGTCTTCAATGACATTGAGGCAAAAATCACTGAACGTGACGACAAGTCTTATGCCACTCAGGTTTATGTCAAAGGTACTTTTGGCGCGACCCGTTTGGAAGAGAAAAAAGTTGTCGCCATTACTTGCTCGGAGGCTTAAACGATGGGTACATCATATTCAGTACAGAAGACGAAGTGGGACCAAGATGTTCCCTCTACGAAGATCAAGACGAACGAAAACGCTGGACGCGTTCGTATCGCTTATGCACTTTTTGAGGCTGCTTCTACCGCAGTTGGCGATATCCAGATGTTCAACCTTCCGAATGGTGCGCGTATCCTTTCGGGCGAGTTGGTACATGACGCTCTCGGCGGCTCCACCACAGCTTCTGTAGGCCACGCGGCTTATAAAAACGCTGATGGTACTGTCGTTGCTCTTGATGTTGACGAGTACAAAGCGGCAGCGGCCTCCACGGGCATTGCCACGGTTGGCGTTGCTGCCACTTCAGCCCTTGGTCGTAACAGTGTTGTTGATGCAGACGAGGATGGTCTTCCTGTCACCGTTGTAACGGCGGGCGCTGCGGCT